AAAGGTGCGCCAGACAAGTTCATCGCCCAAGCGATCAAGTATCGTGGACGGCAATGTCTGATTTGGCCGTACTGCCGCGATAACCACGGCTATGCGCGGGTCTCTAGGAATAAAAAGCCTGTAATAGTCCAGCGTATCGTTTGCATAGCGGTACACGGAAAGCCACCGTCTAAGTGGCACATCGCCGCTCACTCCTGCGGCAATGGGCATCTTGGATGTGTCAACCCAATGCACCTGCGTTGGGCCACGAGAGAAGAGGACCGTGACGATATGGTTAAGCACGGAAGAAGTTCCAATCAGTACGGTGTCTGTTAGTCGATGGCGCTCGATCCAGCAACCGGACTCGATCAACCGACCAAGGAGCAGCAGCAGTACGCGTTGCAGCTGCGCCACAAGTTGGCAATGGAGTCCATTGGCCTCGTCCGCACCTGCCTCAACGTGCAGCGACCGGTGTTCGATGCACTGTTGGAGCTGGAGCGCAACAGCATGGGCGTGATCGACAGCAGCCTGCATCAAAACTTGCTGCACAACAAGTCGTTCGCCCTGCAACTCCGTCTGGTCAAGCAGACGGTGCAGTACCTCGACGAACTCAACGCACTCAGCGAGGAAGTCATTCGCTGCGCAGAAAAGGAGCGATTCGATGCCTGACGAAGCCGACAAGTACGTGAAGAACGTCGCCGAGGAAACCGGGCGGGTTGCCCCGGGTGCCTATCCGCCGCCGCAGCAACCGTTCCAGTTGCCGGAACAGCAAGACCTGGGACTGGCCAAACTCGCCAGACCCGACCGTGCCTGGGCGCGTACCCAGCCGATCCAGATGACACCGTCGAAGGAACGGCTGGATATGCCGCACCAGATCGTCAACGTCAAGAACACCTCCGACACCGAGGTGAGTGCGACCGGCCGGCCCAAACCGCAGGTGCACATCGTCATCGACCGGTTCATGGTCGGGCACGAACTGCAACCGGGGCAGACGCTCAAGGATGTCGACATGCTGGTGCACGACATCGAGTACTTCAACCGCGAGCGCAGTTCCGACCGGCACGACATCTTCGGCTACCCGAAGCCACGGCATCCGATAGAGATCAACGGGTACAAACCCGACAAGATCGAGTCGGAGAAGGTGGAGAAGCGCACCCGCGTCGCCTAAAGAAATCATTGCGCCACGCGGGTTTGTTGCAAACCGCTTGCAATCGGTTTGCGTGGTGGTATAAGCGCGGCAATACCCCGCCCAGAAACTTATGCGTTGACCCTTGAAGTCAACGGCATCCACCGCATGCGGCTTTTCCGCCTGCGGACCAGGAGTTCTTTATGTTGAGGGTTTGCCGCCAAGCGAAACTGCAATGGTGCGGAGAGACGGGATATGTATTTGGTGCACGACGGCGAACCGCAACCGATCCGCTCGGAGGTGGGTAGGATGCACAAGCTGCTCTGGAACCCGGAGCACTGGGAGAACCGCGCAGAGGAAGCACGGGCTGTCGCGGCCATGTTCAACGACAAGACCGCACGCATGGCCATGCTCGAAGTGGCTAGTAGCTACGACGCGCTCGCCCGGCTCTCGCGCAGTCGCGTGAATAAGGAGATGCGCCAGCAATTCGCTGGTCGCGCCTAGTCGCCGGCTCGCATGTTCGGCCCTATCGTACTCATGGCAGCAGGCCTGCTGCTGTGGGTGGGCGCGGCGCATATCGACAAACGTAAAGTACTGGAGCACGAGCGATTACTCGTCGTGCTGCTGTTTCTCATCGCCGCCGGTATGGGTTGCGTGGTCGCCGGCGCGATGTGGTTGGGGGCGATATGGATGGCCAAGCAGGCTATATCGGTCGGGTTCGGCGCAATCAACTAAGGATAGAGCGATGGACTGGTACGCCTGGTACATGGCGCGTTACGGCGGCAAGGTGCCGGTTGGATGACTCTGGCACCGTGGTGTAGCGCGGAACGGTGGATATTCTTCAACGACGTGAGCTACGCGCAGGCGGACCCGGAAGGTTGCAAGTACGCCAAGGTGACCGGCCGCGCGCCATGCCCACCGGAGTTGAAAAAAAACCCGGCCTGGTGGCTGCGCAATGACTACGAGCAAAATCTATCAGAAGCGCCCTGGTTTGAGCCCGATAAGGACGCGGCTACTCGCGCTCGTGACTGGGCGCTTAGAAATCCGCTACAGAACGCTCGCCTGTTCGTCTGGGGTTGTGCGGATCGAAATTATACGGTCGAGGTCGTCGAGGGGCATCTTAACCCAATGGTGGTGCAACGCGACGACGTTGGCGAAACGGGCTATCAGCGTGTGCGCCTGTTCGACTTCGAGGACGGCAGCAAGGAGCGTACCTTCACCTCCTACTGCGGCAAGCGGCTGCGCTGGTACTGGGGCACCCAGCCGACTGGGTTTTATGGAGTGAAATTCAACCTTGTGAGTGGATGACATGCCGATCCCGACCACTGGCACATGGACACCGGCCGACACCTACCAAGCGCTGCGTTCGAACGCGGCGCAGGTCAAGGCCAATGCGCAGGGCATCCACGACCAGTTGGTCGCCAGCGGTGGCGACACCCAGGCGATCTACACCATCTGCGACCAGATGAAGGCTTGGATCGGGTTCTTGAATACCTGGAAGGCGGTTCCCGGCCTCGACGCCTACGCCACCTCGCAGGGCTACGGCGGCACCTTGTCCGCCGACATGACCACCTGCGCCAGCGCGGGGCAGGCGTGCATCGACTGGATCGTCGCCAACTTCCCCACCGCCGGCGGGTGGTTGCAGGCGCAGAGCTTCAACCCCGACGGCACCCGCAATCAGCGGCAGTTCACTTCGGCGCAGACTGCCGGCTTGCAGACCGCGCTGACCAACTTTATCGCAACAATCAGTTAGAAGGAGACCCCAACATGCCTAACCTGATCGCCGTGACCACCGAGGACGGCAAGACCCTTTACGTTGCGGCCGACAACATCGCCACCATCGAACCGGTCCCCGGCAAGCCGGACGAGCCGGCGGTCGAGGCCGCCGATGCGGTCGAGGACGATCCGGGCGAGGAGCCGTCGGCGCGCAACCCACTCGGCCGCGCCCCCAAGAAGGGCCACCCCAAGATCGCGGCCAAGGACGCCGTCCCCGGCGAGCCGGACAAGGCCATCCTCAAATTGAAGGTCGGCGGCGACCTCAAGGTGGTGGCCTCGGCGGCGGGGCTGGTGGCGGCGGCACGCGCTTAACCATTGGCTGCGGCGCTCCGATCATCCCCCCTGATCGTCACCGTAGTCAGGGCGACCGCGCTCCAAGTCCCCCTCCCCACGCAGGACGCGGTCGCCTCCTTTTGCAGCAAGGAGAACGACCATGTGTGACTACAGCCTGATGCACGTCAAGTCCCGGCCGGCAGCGGTCGGCGACAAACTCGTGACCAAGAGCTTCGGCGGCTCCAGCGGTTTCGCCGATGTCAAAGACTGCTCGACGGTAGTGTGCGTGCTGCCCGGTACCGAACTGGCGTTCGACGAGAAGATCAAGATCGGCGGCATGTTGCTCAACAAGAAGACCGCGCACAAGACGGCGATCTTCCGCCAGGTCAACAAGGACAATGCGCTGGTCCATCACGACACCCTGGAATTCCCCGATGGGGAAACCTCGCTCCTGACCCACTTGGTCTCCGAGCAGACGGCCACTGTGCTCCAGTTGCCGGCGCAGCCGAAGACCGAGAAGGAGGTCGAGGACCAGCGCCGGGTCGAGGTCGTCGCCTGACATGGCCGACGAGCCGAAGAAACTGTGGATCGGCGACCAGGACTGGTACTGGCTGATCAGTACGGTAGCGCGCATTGATCGCAACGTCAGCCGTCTGCTGGACATGCAGACGGCTACGTTGGCGAAGGTGAGCGATGGGTTCAAAGTTCTAGTAGGAGCGTCAGCAAAAGTGGAGGTGAAAATGTCAGCGGTAGACGATGCAGTAAGTGCACTTGCGACCCAAGTCGAGGCCAATACCAACGCCGAGGCCAGCGCCGTGGCGCTGATCTCCGAGTTGGCGGGGCTGATCCAGCAGCATGTGGACAACCCTGAGGCATTGACCGAACTGGCGGCGAAGCTCAAGGCCAGTGCTGACGCACTGGCGGCGGCGGTTTCCGCCAACACGCCGGCTCCGGCTCCGGCCCCCGAGCCGGCCGAGTAAGTTGCCTTACATGCCCACCGAGTTCGAGGTGCTGGCGGATCGCTTGGATGACATCGAGCGATTGCTCAGGCGCATCCTTGAGGTACTAGGCGATCACGCCCGCACCCGCGAAAAGGAGAGCAAAGATGACTTACGAGTACAAGGTGGTTGAGGAACGTCTCGGTTCGCCCAAGGGCATGCAGGACGACCTCAACGAGCAGGCCAGCGTCGGCTGGGAGTTCTACGCCCTATCCACCATTGGCCCAATCCCGTCGCGCTGGTTGATCTTCCGGCGTCCGGTGCAAGAAGGAGGCTCGCATGTACTACGCAGTAGCAGTCCTGGCAGCGGTGACCCTCCTTTGGTCGGCGGCCAGTGAAGCCAAGACCAAGTGCAAGGACTCCAAGACCGGGCAGTACGTCTCGCACAGCTACGCGGCGAAGTACCCCGGCCTGACCCAGTGCCACAAGGTGCGCTGATGAAACTCGCACTCGCGTTGCTCATGCTGCTCGTCCTGACGACGACGGCCGACGCGCTCTTGCGTTGCAAGGACGCCAGGACCGGCCAGTGGGGCTACTACGACAAGAAGTACCCCGGCCTGGTCGAGTGCCACGAAGTCAAGTAATGGCGACCGCACAGGACGTCTTCGCCTTCCGCGCCCGCTTCCCGGTGTTCGCATCGGCCAGCGACGCCGATGTGGCCATCCAGATCGACGCCGCCGACGCTTGGCTCGACCCGGCGATGTGGGAGCCGAACGACTTCAAGTGGGCGCGCTGGTACCTGGCCGCCCACTGGTTGACGTTGGAGGAACTGTGGGGTGCCGGCGGCGGTGCCAGTAGCGAGAGCGGCACCACCACCGTCGGCATGAGCGACCTGTACGTGCGGCAAATCAGGATGGGCGAGCGCATGGTGTCGTTCGGCGAGCGCCAGGCGTTCTCCAAGGCCGAGCAATCGGCCGGCCCCGGCCAAGGTTTGATGGAGGCGACCATCTATGGACAGAAGTACCTTATGTTGCGCGCCCGGAATGTGCCTAGAGTTGCGATAGTTTAGTCTGTATAATCTAGCGCGTTTACCACGGAGGTGAAAATGCGCTGGATTAGGTTCCCAAAAAATCACTATGTGTACGAGTTGGCTATAGACCGCGTTGTTCGTTACGTCGGCAAGGGGCGCAACAGTCGTGTCTTTAGCAACGAACTCCGCCTGAAGAACCGGTGCACCGAGTATCGCATCGTCAAGGATGACCTCAATATGCGAGAAGCCCTTCAACTGGAGCGGAGGCGAATTGCTATGTATCCAGAGGGTCAACTCTGGAACAGAGTCACGCATGGCGCACACTGGCTTCGTCAAGTTAAGCGAGCGGTTAAGGTACGTTGGGCAAAGCCAGGTGCGCGTGAGCGGCACGGTTTGGCGATAAAGAGGAAGTGGGAAGACCCCAACTATAAAGCCCGTGTTCGGCGAACTATGCAAAAAGCGGCGGATGAACGGTGGTCTGAGTTGGGTTACCGGGAAAAGATTAGCGACGCCACCAAGAAGAGTTGGCGTTCGAAAGAGTACCGGCAGAAGTGGCTGGCCACACGGAAGGCGCGTGGTCCTACTCGTGGCCGCGTAGCGATTGTGTGACCCATGTCGCTGTGGCGCAGTTTCGAGCAACAGATCGACGCCATGGTCGACCAGTATTGGGGCGAGCCGGTCGAGCTGCACCCGATGATCCCCGGCAGCGTCACCGGCGACCCGACCGCCGACCCGGCGCGGCCGGTGATCAATACCACCTGCGTGTTCATGCGGCCCGGGGCCAAGGTGGTGGGCGAGGGCGGCGACTCCTACAGCCGTAACGGGGCGCAGCAGGTCGCGTCGGAGTGCTGGATTTCGATCCAGGACGCGCGCCTGGGCGGCAACATCTTCGCTTGGAAGCAACACGACCGCATCTACCTGCCCGAGCGCGACCAGTGGTTCGAGATCAACTACATCAGCCCCTCGGCCACCGGTCGGCCCGACATCCACTTGCTCATCGTGCAGACCGAGGCCGAGCAACCGATGCAGGCCCCGGCTCCGATGATGGCTCCGGCCCCAGTGGAGCCGCCGCCAGCACCCGCCGTTCCGCCGCACGGCACGCTCATCGCCGATGCGGTCTTGGAGTACGCGCCGATCCCGCCGCCGAAGAAGCCGCGTAAGGAGAAGAAAAAGAAGAAGGCCAAGGAGAAGAAGAAAAAGAAGGGAAAGAAGTGTCACTGATCCGTCCCATCATCCGTGCCTGCGCCGTCGGTGCGCTGCGCAACAAGACGTGGGCGCAGGAGCGCGTTTACGACTCGGATATGACTCCGCTGGCCGAGGCGGTATTGGGCAAGGCCTCTAAGCCGTACATTTGTGTGTACACCGACAACGACGACATGATGACCGTCGGCGGCAAGGCCGAACTGTACGACCCGCGCCTGCGCCGCATCCAGGTGAGCGCCGAGATCGGCGTGGCCTCGGCGGTGCACGACCCCGCGCCGACCGGCCCCATCGTCATCAAGTTTGCCGCCACCGACCAAGGTCAGGAATGGGCCTGCGACCTCATCGAGAGCCAAGCGTTGGGGGCGCTGGTCGGCGACCCGAACTCGGCTTGGGGCGACCTGTTCAAGCGCTTCATCCACAAGGTGCACCGGATGACGCGCCGACGTGGTGGCCAGGCTGGTACCGGCATCCGCTACGCCGCCCGCCGCGTCGTGTTCCTGTGCGAGCCGCTGCTGTACGACTTCGTGCCCGGCACGCGGCCATCCCCGACCAACCCGGTGTGGGACTTCATCCGCCTGTGCAAGTCCTCGCCCGCTGTCGGTCAAGTCGACATCGGTGGTCTCGTGGAGAACTTCTTGGTGTCACCGACAGAGAACGCACCGGACTGGCGCATCGCCCAAGCGATGCTTGGCCTCGACACGGCGGACGCCCGCGACGGCTTGGTGGTGACCGGATCGCCGCTGCCGTTCCCCAACGTCGAGGAGCCGCCGCTCGACCGCAGCGACACCAACGAGTACCCGCCCGGGCTCGAGAAACTGACCTTCGACCCGGAGGTGGTGATCGAGCCGATGGATGCGGGCAACCCCTACGTAGGATGACCCCCATGATCAACCTCGCAATCCAAATCCTGTGGCTGGTTATCGGCATCGTGTGCCTCGCCGCCATCGTGTGGCTGGTGCTCTATGGTATCAACACGTTCATCTATCGTCTTCCGGCGCGCGTCGAGCAGGGCATCTGGTTCATCGTCCTGTGCTTGGTGCTGATCGCCATCCTGACGTTGCTGGCCGGTGGTTCCATCGGCCCGCTACGTCCTTTTCGCATCACGGGATTGTCCTTGCTCTTACCCGCAATTAGCGCCCACGCCTTCCATCATCGTACCTGAGCGTGCACCAACTTACCGTTGACACCTCCGACCTCCTGAAGTGGGGTCGCTACCTCGAAGAGATACCGCAGCGGACGCCACAAGCGGCCGCGCGTGCGCTCAACGCCTACGGCGAAGAGATCGTGCGCGGCACGGCGCAGGAATTGGCCGACAAGACCGGCCTCGACGTCAACGCCGTCGGCAGTCTGATCATCGTCAGGGAGGCGACCCCGGACGACCTGGTGTGGGAGATGGACGCCCGTGCGGTCGCGCCCGGCGACGACATGCAGGGCCGCGACTGGAATTCGCGCGACATCAACGAGTTCCAAAAAGACACGTTGATGAAGATCGTCCCGTTCGACACCGACGTCTGCGACGTGTGCAAGCAGGCCATCGAAGAGAACCCCTACACCTTCGAAGACATCCAAAAGATGCAGGAGAAGTGGGCGAACTACCAGCCGCCTTACCAACTGCGCGGCCCGGTGCCGCGCACCAACCTCGTGCACCCCAACTGCCGCTGCCACCCGGAGCCGTGGCAGAGCATGCGGCGAGTACCCATCAGCGCCGGTGACATGGCCGAGGGACCGCCGCAACTGTTCAACGGCCGGCAACTCGGCCGCAAGGTGGCGGACGAATTGCTCGTGCAACTCAGGGCGATACCGCGATGACCCTCTTCCTCAGTCCGTGGGACAAGCTGCTGTTCGAACTCGCCGAGGTCAAGCGCGCCGCCGGTGTGAGCGGCGGCCCCCGCCACGGCTACATCGACGAGGTGAAGCAAGGCAGCGGCGAGCGCAAGGTACGCGTGGTCTACGGCATTAGACCTGACGGTTCTCCGCTCAAGTCGCCCTGGCTGCATTGCGACGACCACAGTGGTGGGAGTCGCGAGCAGCAACTCTTCGAGAAGGGACAGAACGTCACCCTCAGCTGCCAGGGCAACGACTTCCGCCAGGCGCGCATCTCGCCTTACGCCCAGTCGAATTCGTTCCCGCAGCCGGACTTCGCGTCGCAGACCAACGGCGATTCGCTCCAGGTCGGCAACGTCGGCGTGCGCCAGCACAAGCCCGAACAGCAAGGCGGCGGTGGTGCTGGCGGTGGAGGTGGCGGAGGCGGTGGTGGTGGAGGCGGTGGTGGTGGCGACAGCGACGGCCACATGCACGACATCTTCATGTTCGAGGCGCAGAAGCAGCAACAGCATCAGGAGCAGCCGAGCCAACCGACACTCGGCGGCGCTGGCATGGGTGGTGGCGGTGGTGGTGGTGGTGGCGGCGGCCTCAGTATGGGTGGCGTTGGTGGCGGCGGCCTGGGCGGGATGATGGGCGGCGGCCAGGGTGGCCAGTCGAAGGAGATCGACCCCAAGCTCATCACCCGCCACGACGAGAAGGGCAACTCGATCATCAACTACATCAAGGAAGGCAAGAATTACTCGCACACCACCGACAAGGGTGCCGAGATCGCCGCCAACGACGGCTCGACCTACGGCACCGCCTTCACCGACGGCCCGTTCCAAGTCGTCGGCAAGCCGCCGCAGGTCAACATGCCGTGGCGCATCAAGGTCAAGCCGAAACTGAAGAAGGTCGACACCAAGATCAAGGGGGGAAGTGGAGGTGGCGGTGGAGGCGGTGGTGGGGGCGGTGGTTAGCAACAGAAGGAGGCATTGATGCCTGTATCAAATCGACACGTAGCCGCGGCCCGTCGCCAGAAAGCGCCGGGGCCGACAAGCAACAAGTACGAAGTCGTCGACGAGGGTCATCAAGGTAATGAACTCGGCGGCATCAACGTCTTTTTGGAGAACGGCAAGAAGTACGTCGTGCTGTTGCCGGTGCAGGCGCAGTACTGGCTCGACCAAGGCGTGATCGTGCCGTTCGAACCGGAACCGGAACCGGAGCAACCGCAGAAGGTGCGACGTGGCTAACCTTCCGGCCAACGTCACGGTCACGGCCAAGATTAGCGTACCGAAGGAGTCGTCCGACTTCACCAACCTGCCCGGCGCGGCCATCATCGCTAGGAACAGCCCGTTCTACAACGAGCTGATGGCGATATGGCCCGACTTGTACAATCAAAAGGTCATCATCGCCCCCGCTGGCAACGGCGTCGACCGCAGGACCGGCAAGATGATTACCGGCTGGCGGCACACCGAGCAGTCGATGGAGACCATCTTCCTGACGCCGTTCCACCAGCGCGTGCTGCGCCGGTGGGTCGGCAGCTTCGTGCCACATATGCTCGGGGAGAGTATTGTGGCAAGAGTGGTGACGCGGTTCTTCTGGGCGATTGGCACTAGCCTAGACCTGTGGGAGCCGCGCTACCGCATCAAGCAGGTGTACTTCATGGGGCCATCGCTCGGTCAGTGGTGGCCGCAGCAGGCGCTCAATCCCGCCGACCTGATCCGCCTCGGCCAACTGATCTTCCGGCAAGAGGGGGTGTACTACCCGCGCGGGCACTTGGGCGACTTTATCCCGTATCAGCGCAAGTTCTATGGACTGGTTGGACGTGGGGGGCAGTTCTGGGACATCGTTCCCGCGGCTATTCCGTGAGCCGCGTCGTCATCCCAGCTCCGTTGTGTGGCCATTGCTCTAGTCAGCATGTGGTGATGGTGCGTTGCGAACGGCGCATCATCGACCAGGCTAGCTTCGCCTGGAGGTGCCGCAGCTGCGAGCACATGACCTACATCATCGTCGAAACGAGGGTTAAGAAGAATGGCCGTCCCGACCAACCTCGTATCAACTACGCCGACTAGATTTACGGTCATCCGACCGGACTTGCTACCGCCGATGCAAGTCCTCCAGTCGATCTCGACCGAGGACATGATCTCGGCGCGGATGGCCAAGTTCAGGACGCTGTGGAACAACTACGACCCGCCCAACGCGGCGCAGTACGATGTCGGTGGATTGGAGTTCGATCCCATCCGCATCAACCAGGAGTGCAATTCGTTCTTCGAATTGCTGGTACGCGATAGGGTCAATCAGGCCTGCCGCGCCATCACCCTGGCGTTCTCCATCGGCTCCGACATGGACGCCATCGGCTCGCGCTACCCCTACGGGGTGCCGCGCCGACGGTGGGACGTGAACGGCAACGAACTCAGCGCCGCCGACGTGGCGGCGGGTGCGCAAGTGTTCGCCACCGAGAGCGACGACTCCTACCGCACCCGCTTGTGGTTATCGCCGTCGATCCTGTCGCTCAACGGCCCCGGCCAGGGCACCTTCGAGAGCTACGTGTTCTGGGCGCTGACCGCGACGCAGTTCACCGGCGAACGACGACTCAAGCACGCCACCGCCCTGACCACGCGCGGCACCGGGGTGGTGACCATCCCGATCATGTCGGACTGGTCCAACCCGATCACCAAAAAGAACGTCGTCACCGGCAACTGGGAGACCTTCGACGACGGCGATCCCTCGCCGACAGTGAAGCAAATAGAAGCCACCTACGAATACATCACCGACCCGGGCACGGCGCGTAAGGGCTTGACCGACGTGATCAACGTGGTTCGGCCCAAGGTGTTCCACACCAACCTCACCGCCAAGATGTGGCTGTTTCCGGGCGTCGACCAAGACACGTTGCCGCTTGAGGTGATGGAAGCACTCAAGCAGTTGGTGCAGAACATTCGCTGGATCGGTGCCGACTTGACCATCATGTCGATTGAGAACGCGATGGCCCAGGCCGGCGTCTACAACGCGGTCATCAGTGAACCGGCGGCCGACGTCATCGTCGACCAGACCGGCGTGGTGAAGGTGGACAAGATCACGCTCACCCTCGCTGGCACGGGTGAGTAGTCGTGACGATCTTCGGCGGTTCCGCAACCCTGGCTGGCGCGGGCGGCTTAAGCGCGTCCTCACCCGGCCCGCAGCGGTACGGCGTCGCCACCTTCAACGGGGTCGGGACGTTCTTCAACGGCACCCGGCAGATATTCCGCCCGACCATCACCATCCCGGCGTCGAGCAGCCTGACGGTTGCACCGCGCCAGAGGATGGCGGCGAGCGCTAGGTTTGCCGGCTCCGGTTACTGGGGCAAGCAATGGCCGGCCTCGGCCCGATTAACGGGCGAGGGCAACATTCCATGGCTGTTCGTGTACTTCGGCCCGGTGCCCATCGGCCCGATCTGGTACGTCAAGCACACGTTCGCGGGTGAAGGCACGCTCTACCTCGACGCCGAATGGGTCGGCAACGACAAGGTTTGGCCGGGGGTGCTCCCCGACGCTGGCAGCCAAGTGCTGTACCAGAACGCCACCGGGTTCGAGAAGGCGCTGGCCGATGTCGACGCTTGGCGGCTGACGCGGACCTACGCCGAACTGATCAAGGACCAGTGGGACCCCTACGCCATCAGCAGCCGCAACCTGCCCTACCTGGCGTGGGCGGTCGGTGTGAACCTGTGGGAAAATTGGTGGTCGGAAGAGTTCAAGCGTTACTGGGTCGACATCCAGTGGACCGCCAAGTACGAACGCGGCTCGCTCAAGGGCCTAGACCGCTTCATCAGCGCGGTCGGCGGCAAACTCAAGCGCTGCATCGTCCCACCGGCCAAGACCTTCCCGTTGGGGCAAGTCTCCGACGTGCTGCGCGACCTAGAGAGCCTAGTACCGGGCGCTCAGTACACCGCGCCGAGGTCGGTCGAGAACACTCGCGCGTGGTACGAGTCGCTGACGTGGACCGACTCGCGCCCGCAGCCGAGTTGGGCGGATTTGGTCAGTGCCGACCGCGCCGCCTACGTGGCGCGGTTCCCGCAACTGCGGCTGTATCCGTATGTGGCGCGGGTCAACCTGAAATACATCTGTTGGGTCGGCCACCTGCACCACCCGGACGGCAGTCAAGCGTTCGGCCGCAACGGCTCGTTCCTCGGCCCGCTGTGGAAGATGTACCCGACCAATCAAGATGCCGGTGGTCGCTACACGCGCACGGCGACGATCTATGAGCCGCGCACGCTCAAGGAAACCACGCTGACGGTGCGCAGGATTGCCCGCATCCTGACCGGCGAGAACGCTGGTTGGGGGTTCACGCCGGGAGTGTCGCAGTACGACGAGCAAGTGATCCTGCCGTTGCAGCACCGGCCGAACTACTTCATCCGCGAGAAGGGCAAAGGTCTCGGCATTGCCTGGCCGCACGGCATCTTCCTCGGCCACGAACTACCGCTGCGCACCATCACCATCTCGCGCTCCGGGCCGCTACCGCTGACGCAGGGCAAGGCGCAATACCAGACTATCCTGCCGAGCAACGATTTGCTCGACCTGTTGCCGGAAAAGGTGTCGGAGAAGCACGCCTACTACAAGACCTCGGTATTCGAGGGCGTGCCGCCGCCGCAGAACCGAGATCGCAAGCAATATCTGCTATTCAAGTACTTGCCGCGTTCAAAGGCTTGGAGGTACCTGTACGACAGGTGGTACTTGTTCGACCCCGACCGGGTACCCGACAACCGCGTCAGTGGCGTGTTCATGGGCCACACGCGGTTCGGCATCCACAAGTACACGGCCGAAGCGCTGATCCGCGTGCGCACGCAGCACAAGCGCTTCTTCCTGCAAACGCACGGTTTCCTGCGCGGCTACTTCCGCCCGAAGGACACCGAAACCATCGCCCGCATCCGGCGCGGTGTCACCGCGTCGATGGCAGAGCGCGACACGGTTCTGATCAACACCAATGTCACGCGCGTCATCCAGGTGCGCGATCCAATCGACTGTAGCGGACGCACCGCCGTCGGCCAGCTCGTAGAGAATTAAGGAGAGAGATAATCAATCAGAGCGCGAAGCCTATCTGGATTGTCTCTCACCGCGCCGAGAGCGATGTTGCATGATCGGCACAGGAGGCCGCGAACCTTGCCCGTTATATGGTCGTGGTCGATGTTCCAAATGATGATGGTTGGATGCAAGCGAACAGATGGCCAGCCTTTCTTGAGTCTTTGCTTCGCGCCTTGTTTGCCATTACGGCCAAGGCCGGGGTCAGGACTCTTGCAAGCGGCACAGCATCCGTTCTGCGCAGAAAGCATTGCCTCATAATCTTCGACAGTGAGGCCGTGCTGCTTGAGGCGATACGTCAGTGATGCGCGTTGGCGTATCTCTGCGTATCGTTTCGGGTTCTCTTTCGCCCAACGCATCGCATCGGCAATCGCCTTCGCCTTACCTTTTGGCGTCTCGTATCGGCGTTTGTTTCTAGCGCGAACCTTCTCCGGATTGGCCTTCGTGTACGTCTTGACACGCGCCAATTCCCGCTCGCGGTTCTCTCGATAGTAACGCTGGTTGTAGCTGAGCGACTTATCCATGAGAACCCCACTGTAACTCTTGGTTAGAGGAAACATAACATGGAACATCGTGTGCTGTACAGAGATAATCAAGAGCTTCAAGCGGCGGACTTTATCAATCAACAGGACTGGGCGCAGAAGGCGCTCGACCACATCGTTGACGACGCCATCAACAGCGAGATGGCCTACGCCGGCTTCACGATGTCGAAGGTGGCGCAGACGCAAATCCAGACCTCGCCCGGCCGCCTCTACAACGCGGGCGCAGTCTACGCCCGCGACGAGAACGTGGTGATGGACCTGTTCAACGACCTGCCGGTCACCACCAAACGGCAGTTCGCCATCGTCTGTTGGGGTCAAACGGTACAGGAGGATATTCAGCCGCGCGATTTCGTCATCGACGCCGACACCGGGCAGGCCGAACCGCAAAGCGTAGCAATGGAGGAAACGCGCTATTGCAACGTCAACTACGTCAGGGGCATCGAGAGTGCCGATCCTCAGCCGCCGTCGATTGACGCCAACGTGCTGCTCATCGGCTACGTCACCTGCGATCCGACCGGTATCATCTCGTTCACCCAGAACCTCGACACGCAGATCGACAACTTGGCGCTGGTGGCTGGGGCAGTCAACGCCCTCAATTCTTGGCGCTCGATCATCACTGGCATCATCGACACCTTGCGCACCGACCTCGCCAACTTGGCCAAGCAGTTGTTGAACTACACGCTGCTGTCGGATTTCCAGAAGTTGGTGGACCTCGTCAACCTGATCTACAAGCGGGTGTTCCAGCCGGGCGTTTACATCTACTACGGCACCGACAACTATCTTGACACCACGCAGAGTGCGGTCGGCACCACCCTCGATGGGGCCTACGCGGCGATCATCAACGAGGGCCTGCACTTCCCCGGCGGCGGCTCCGGGTGGACCGGCAGCCTGCAACTGAGTAACCCAACCGAACCGACGATCCAGGCGTTTGACACTTTCATTCTGCCGAAGCCGTCGGGGTCACGCATCCGCCTCGATTGCTCGTTCCCCGACTTCCCTTGGATCGAGGATCGCATCCTCACCCACACCTACTGGACGTTCACGGTGCGGCAGCTGTTCTGGTCGCGCAAGCGCCACCGTTGCGGCCCGCACTATTTGCCCTGCCTCAACACCGTGGTGTGGTGGTATCAGGCCCAGCTCGATCCGACCATCCGCATCCTCTCGTTCGACTCCGACACGCCGTGGGAGGTCAAGCAATGGGCGGAGGTGCAGGAGCACATCGAAGATAGCGTCGACTGGCCGCGTCACTCGTTCGACCGCTGGCGGTTCTTCTGGCGTGACGAGGTGGACCTCCCGTACTGGTCGAAAATCCACACCGACTTCTCGCACTCGGGCAACCACGTGGTGCAGACGTTCCTGAACTCGCAGGACGGTTGGTTGTCGGGCCTCACGGTGTTCTCGCACAAGGCGAACTTCTTTCAGCCGCTGACACTGGTGGTCTCCGGGTGCGACGACCAAGGCGTACCGGATCACGACGGCCACGGGCTGCGGCGCGTCATCCTCGACGCCACCTCGATCCAGCCGTGCTATGGCACGCCGATCCTCGCCGGCGACATCTTGGCCGAGAAGGTCGTCGTCGTATCGACCGGCGCGTTCCGCACCACCCAGACCGTCTACCAGAAGATTCCGTTGTATGTGAGCCCGGTGCGTATCAACTTCCCGCCGGTGTTCCTGCGCGCGGGCCAGCGCATCGCCATTCATCTGCATTCGACCTCCGACCACTCGTTCTCGATTTGTGATCGAGACGATGCCTTGCAGGTCCATCAAGGGCATATGTGGCATTCTGACGGCTCGCGGTTGGTGATGATCGTCACTCTCGGCGTGCCGAAATCGCTGCGTTTCCTCGCCCACTTCTGCACTTGGGGCCGTTGGGGTGACCAGCCCTCGCCCGCTGGTGGCCTGCGCTACGACATCAACCTGCAACCGTTGCAGCTCGCGGGCGGCATCGGCAGCGTCGACGTGCTGGCCGAGGCCATCGTTCCGCCAGCGACCGAACTCTCCTACGGGGTGCAGCCGACCGGCAGCGGCGTGTGGACGCAGTTCGGGGCCGATCCCGACACCCCGTCCTTCCCCGGCAACGTCGCGTTGTATCAGTTCCGCGCCACCTTCGTCGGCACCACCGACCTGATGCCGGGACTGAGCCTCACCAACAGCCAGGTGAAACTGGTTGGCGGGATGCTGCCGGACTTCCACCACATCTCGACCATGATCACGGTCGGTACGCCGACCAACAACATCAAGGTCATCCTCAAGCTGCACGCCTTCGATGCCGGGCACGAAACCGTCACGCCCTATATCAAGCCTTCGGGCGTGGGGCGGGTGTCGTTCGGCTCGCAGGTGACTGAGACGCTCGACAACGGCGACATTATGAACACCTACACCTTCACCGTGTCGAGCGTGACCAACTTCCAAATCGAAATCGACGGCCACACCGACGGCACCACCACGCCGTTCGTGGTGGCGCAACGTATCGTCTATGCAACGTAAGGAGGAAGCGATGGCAGACGGCGATCCCCAATACGTCAAGGTCACTATGAAGGCGGTGTTCGTCGCCTACAACGAGGTCTATCGCCCCGGCGTGGACTACATCCTAGTGTCGACCGACATCTACAACTCGACGCTGCCCGACGACGTGCAGCCGCAGTCGTTGAAGGGTGTGGCGTTCAAAGACCTGTGCGCGACAGCGGAGCCGTTCGTTCCGCCGGTGATGCCGTGACGCTGAAGATCAACTACAACACCGACCTGTTCGTGCCGTCCGACCGGACGCAGCTCGACCGGATATTCTTCAACAAGCGGTTCTCGGCGATCTTCAGCGAGTTCAGCGACCTCGACTCGCGCATGACGATATACGATGCGCAGGTCGCCAACCTCGTTGCGGTTGGATTGCAACGCATCAACGACCTGCTCGGGCCGATGCTGGCGAAAATCCAGCAGGCCTCCGACCTTGGCTTCCTGCAATGCCAGTCCATTGGCACGTCGATCTCGCTGATCGCCGGCAACGCCGAGGGGTTCCGCGTCACCGAAGGGGCCGACTTGTTCACGCCGACCCCGTTCCTGATGGTGCAGGACATCACCGACAACACCAACTGGGGCATCGTGTCGGTGGACGCGGGTGGCTGGACCCCGTCGACCGGCGACCTCGCCACCCATTGCGTCTACTGCACCAAGACCCAAGCCTCGACGCAATGGTATATCTCCTGCTCGGCGGCGCAGCTGCCAGCAATGCAGAACTTGCTCAGCCAATCGCAGACCGCCGCCACCACTTGCAACAACGACGTGGCAGCGGTCAATTCCTCGATGGTGACCATCAACGCGGCGTTGTCGGCGATTGCGGCGGGACCGGTGGTGTCGGTCGCCGGCAGGACCGGTGTGGTGACGCTGGCCGAGAGCGACATCACCAACTTGACTACCGACTTGGCGAGCAAGGCCACCACCTCATTCGTCACCACGCAGGTGGCGAGCAAGCAGAACCAGTCGCCCAAGTTGGATACGCTGGCGGCGATGACTTGGGCCGCTGGTTCGCTGCTGTTGGCGACCTCGACCTCGACGCTCGGGTCGCTGGTCATCTCGACCTACATGCAAGGGCTGATGGGTGCTACCACAGCCGCCGCGGCTCAGTCCACGCTCGGCCTTGGCGATGCCGCGACCCATCCGGCCAGCGACTTCGCCACCCCCGCCTCGGTCACATCGGCGATTGCCGCCGCCAGCATTAACTCGACGCAGATCGCGCCGGTTTTCAATGACCAGACTGGCACGACCTATACGTTCGCGACATCCGACAGCGGCAAGCCGATCACGTTTACCAGCGGTTCGGCGGTCACGGCGACGATCCCTAGCACGCTACCGAAAGGCTGGAACTGCCTCGTGTACCAAGGCGGTGCGGGCCAAGTCACGATTGCGGCGGGCGGCGGCGCGACGATCCACAACCGTCAGAGCCAGTTCAAGACCGCCGGACTGTATGCGGTGATCTCCCTGCTCGCCACCGCAACGGGTGTGGTCGTGGTCGGCGGCGATACGACGTCCTGATGCTGTGCTCCTTGCCGACGGCGGAAGGTTTCCTCGGTGCGGGCGAGCCGGTGGTTTCGTTTGCCTTCACTGACCCGCCGTTGCAGGTAGCTGGCGCGACGAATATCGCGGTCAGTTCGCCGGTCGCCAATCTTCCGGCGACGACAACGGCCACCATCGCCGGCGGTGTCAATCCTCAGGTCTCGGCTACCGGGACGGGCGCTTGGGCCGCCACGGCATCCATCGCTGTCGGCGGTACGATCTACGCGCGGGCCGGTGCCAGCACGTCGTGGAACGTGGCCTCGACCTCGACCGTGACGATAGGGACCGGGCAAGCCTCGTTTACCATCACGACGGCGACGATCCCCACCTACAATATGGCATCGCGCAACGTGAGCCCAGCGGTGCCGGGGCAGACCTACACCACGGCCAGCATGGCCACCGGCTCGAATTATTCGGGCATCCCGAGCGCCAGTGGCAGCGGTTCACCGGGCACCGCTGGATCGCCATCCGCCTTCACCGTCCACGCGGACGCGTCGAACAACTTCGGCAACGTCCGCACCATCGCCGTGACGTTGGGAACCTACACATCGAACTGGACGCTCACGACGCCGAACACGCCAAGCATGAGCCTGAGCGGGGCCAACATCACCGGCGCGGCGACGGGCCAGGGGCCATACGGCAACCTGCTCACGGTCAACGGCATGGCAGCGGGAGTGACCTACACGCTGGACGCCAGCGGCTTTGGCAACCCGAGGTTTTCGCGCAACCAGACCAACTGGGTCAGCACACTGAACGTGACGTCGGCGGACAACGGCAACGCAGTCTTTTTCGGCATGGACTCGTCCAACCTCCACAACACGACCAACACCGGCACCATCACCATCTCTTTGGGTGCCGCCTCGGCTACCGGACCAAGCTGGTCAATCACCACTGGTTAAAGGGATCACCATGTCCGTCACCATCGACACCCAACAACTCAGCTTGGTCGGCGTGACCTCGATCAACGTGTCCGACATCGAGCCGGACCCGATCACCAATATGTACGTGCGCAGGCTCGAAGTCTACATCGACTCGCCCGACGCGCAGAATCGCCGACCGTCGCTTACCATCGTCGTCAATTCGCCCGACAAGCAGTCAGTCGCCATCACCATCCCGTCCGGGGTTACCTTTTAGCCTAGTAGTCCATCACAAGGAGAACTACCATGCGTTCAGCCCTTCTCGGTTGCACGAGCCTGACCGAAATGCACGACCGTGCTTGGCGGGCGCTCGTGGCGTTCAATAGCACCTTGCGCCTTGCCAGTGCAGGACCGCCGAAGTTTGGTCTCCAGTTTATACAGGTCGACGACCAGCCGAAGCCTGTATATGGAGCTAATATGGATGTTATTGGGATCATCGGTCCCTGCTCCACGGCCAATCCGCAGAGGTTTCCCCTCAACACGCCGGTCCTCATCTTCACCAACGACACCACCGTGTCTGATGATCTCGGCGGCATCTACGCCGACGGCTACATCGTCGACGCGCTCAACGGCATCATCGACCAGTTCGCCGACTTCGAGGTCAGCGCGCAGGTGGTGATCGTGCGCACCGACTACGGCACGGCGGCCGATGCCAACCTCAAACTCCAGCAGACCATCGCCAACATCATGGGCAGCGCCATCGCCAGCACCGGTGTGCACGCCTTCGTCAAGGCTCCGCAGACGTTGTACTGCACGCCGCGCATGATCTGCGCGCCGGGTTACACCGGCCAGCAGGCCAACTCGCTCGACACCCTGCACATCAACGCCATCGGTATCGGCTACATTCCGGGGCAGACCTACCAGATCACCTTCACGCAGGGCGTGGGCGAGACCAACGGTGCCAACTTGGTGATGCCGGTGGCGCACGCCGTCGCCGACCCCAACGGGATGATCAACAACACCGAAATCTTCATCGACAGTTGGGG